TCCATCAATAATTGCCTTACGGTCGCGGTTGATAAGTGCTGTGTGGAGTTCATGCATTTCCTCCTGAGCTTTACGATATTGGGCTATAGAAGTGCTATTCGGTATGATTCCTCTGGCTTCACTCCACCGTATAACGTCCATTTCTGTCTGATTCCAACTCATTTACTCTCCTTTTAAATAGTGCATCATTTCAGCATTCATCTTAGCTTGCGCCCATTTCTGTGGTCCTGATAGCTGCATTAACGCTAGTGAAAATTGCACGAAGTTATTAAGTTTCTCTAATTCTAATTCATCAACTTCCCCACGACGAATACCTTCAATGACATTAATGATGCCAGTGCGGTTCCCGTCTATAACGGCTTGCCAGTCATAGTCTATTTTCTTTTTGTGCATTTTTTATTTTCAATGATTTAGGTACTTTAGGTTTAGGACACCATCCGATACAACTATCATCCCATACGCCTATTACACATACTCCACCAGGGTTAAGCAATAGCATACTAGTTCCTCTTGGTGGTGGTTCTATAGCCGGATCACGGAAGTAAAGCTGATCTGTCGTTGCTTGCTGAAACTTATCCATCGCTTCCTACTTCGTTCTTAATCTCTCTAGCTAAGTACCATTGAGCTTTCTGTAAATCCTGCAAACGATTACCTTTCTTACCTGCGCGACTAATGTACTTAATTGCATTGCCTAGATTAAACCCTAGTTTTTTAGCTTCAATAAAATCAATCGTCTCAATGCCACCATCTACGTAATGGGATGGTCGGTTAACTTCATCCACAATTTTTCTCCTTTAATTTGGCTTCAATGGCTCTAGCAAAAGACAAATTATTTCCCCATGCTGCATTAATTTCGTCATCCGTTAGACCTACCCACTCTTTCTTTGGTAGGGATGTATACAAAGGAACCTTATCCATATTTACTACTGTCGGAGTTTCCCACCGTATAGGCTTTGCCCACGATAGATTGCGTTCTTCAACGTTGATATATGCTACTGGCTCGTTCATACCGCTGCCTTTCTATATAACGTCTCCATGATCCTATTTACATCAGCAATCTGACCTGAACGATTCTTATAAATACTCTCAGTCTTATGCTCAGAGCATGGCTTACACATCCAGCGACCACTAGTACGAGTCTTGCGGAATACTCCACCTTCTATTTCTCTTGTGCACTGGCAACTAGTACAGAATTTAGTATTCATTTACATATTCTTTCTTTGGCTTCTTTAATATTAGAGTTCATTAACCAAGAGGCACACTGAGAATCCACAGCAAGGGCATTAAAACCGTCTCTATAGCCTTTTCTATAGGCTTCATTAGCCTTGATAGTAGCTATGTTAGAAAACAGCCATATAGACCCTAAAATAGCTGCCATAAATATTAATATTTTCATAATAGTTCACGTATTTCCTTAACTGGCATCTCAAACGTCTCATGTATGCGTAAAATCATATCTGCGGAGACACTAACTTTACCGCTACGTATCTTGCTAATCGTAGGGGGTGGTACGTCCAATTTTCTACTAAGTTCAGCATCATTCTTTACAGAATAGCGTTCTTTAATGGTGTCGAGCAATTTCATAGTTTCCCTAGAATAAAAAGACAGGAGCCGAAGCCCCTGTTAAAGCCACGGAGGAGTGTGGCTGCGAGATCAGTAGCAGTTAGTCGAGCAACTATTTCCATAACAGCACGTTGTACAAGTTACGTACTGACCGTTATATGAATAGCTATTTGTTGTGCATGAAGCATAAGCAAATGTTGCTGTAAGTGCTAAATAAGCTGCGAGTATGTATTTCATAATAGTTGCTCCCTAGAAAGGAATTTGGTCATCAGGATCAGATGTAACTACAGGCTTATTGACAGGTTTAGGCTTAGAGTCAGTCTTAGGGCGTACCGATAAACTAAAGAACTTCTTAGAGTCTTTCTTAGACTCTTTAAGCCATCCTGATAGCCAGTAATCAGTGCCAGCTACATTAACGCTACCTGAGTAGTCAGGATGATTCTCAGATGTTTTATTCTCATTGCGGTATAAAACGCCTCTATCTTTATTATCGTATTCCATTATTTTCCCCAAGTAATTGCTTTAACTGCCCACATTTGAGCTGTTTGTGCTTCCGTGATTGCAATGCTTGCCATACGTTTTACTTCTGTATCTTGCGATTGTTCTCGTAAATAGTTCATACGATCAATTACATCGGCAAATTCTTTTTTGCAGTTATGAACCTCATGGTTTTGAGTAGGATTAAAATTAATACCAACTAATTTTTCACCAAATGAAAGCTCTTTATTTTTAGTCATATTATTTCCCTATTGAAAATTTCTTAATTGCACTACGCTCTTTACTATCTAACCTACTCCAAAATGCTGTCTTTGTATCTGCATCAAAAAACTGTGTATTAATAAAGTCTAATGCTCCTTGAATATCATTATCTTTAATAAACACACGGACGTGCATTGCTGTGCTTTCTATCCATTCTTTAGTTTCATCATCTAAACTGTCATAAACATCAACGGTAATTGGCTTGGCTGACTTAGGATCGTCTTTCTTGATCGTAGCGTCTACCGCATCGTGTTCGGTTATCTCTAACGCATTGAGCATTAGGTAACGACGTAAGTAAGTATGCTGGCTTCCTAGAGCCTGGATAGGTGGTGCTTTACCTGCTCCGGCTTCTGCTGTAGGACTGCGGAAATGAATTACTCCGCCAAATTCAGAATCAAATATACGTAAGGTAGCTATATCGTCAGAAATGCTAAAGACTGAGCATAGACCTAGCTCTGCAAATATCGTATTAACTAATGGTAGGAAGTCTGCTAACTCAAAGTATTTAAATCCAGCAAATGAGTTAAAACCTGACTTCTTAATAGGCATTGATTGAAGCATTACGCGAGCTTTCTGTAGCTTTGCGTAAACTTTCCACTGTTGATGCTCGTGCTGCTCTTGTAATTGATAGTCGTTATTCATATTAGCTTTCTATTTATTTGAATTTTTTATACTGAACCACATTGGTAGGTTGTGCTTTCTCAATAGTAGATATTTTTGTGCTCTCCTTTTCCATTTGTTTACGAATTTTATTAAACGTCTTTTTAATGTCAGTCTTAGCCGAAATAACATAGTCAGTCTTGTATAAGATGTTTTTGGTATCTTTCATAGTGACCCTGCAATAATGTAGAGAAGAACTATTATTACACCACAAAGCATAGGACGTTGTGCAAAATAATCATTGGTGTTGAGCAATTTATTCATAGTTATCACCTGATTCTAAAATATTAACTAATTCATGAATTTCTCTAGGTGCGATCATTAGTGCTTCGTAAGCTATGCCTAGTATTTCAAGTTCTTCGATAGTCTTAGGTTTGTTCTCTAGGTTGTCTGCCAGCAGTCGTAAGGCATAGACAATTTCAGCTACTTCCCAATTGTGCATATCAGTTTTCATTACGACGCTCCCACTGTTCTGTTTTCATATCTTGTTTGTAATTCCATAGATCACTAGTAGTCAATGTGTCGTCTACTCTCTTTGAATACTTAGCTTGATACGAAATCATGCGTGCTATGTGAGTGCTAATACCTGCTGCCATAACTATGGGATCGTGCCTATGGGTAGCCCATATTATTAAAAACTCATTCAATGATTCACGCATCTCACCATCAGTAAAGTCTTGCGTAAAGTCATCAGGAGTTTTATTTAATATGGTTTGCAGTGCATCTTGTTCAAATTCGTAACGATTCATAGTATTCTCCTAGTTGATTACAAAAAATATTTTTTGTCTTGATACTGAACAGGCTTACCAATTTTGCGAAGTTTCTTTTCAGCAGCTAAAAATGAAATATTACTGCTAGACATTTTTCTCCAGCCTTTGCGAAAGCTAGGATGATGCAATTTATAATCTTCAAGATATGCACCATCTAAAAAAGTTCTACTATTTTTTCGCTATTCATTTTATTCTCCTAGTTAATTAATATTGTGTTGCAGTGAAGAAACTATAACGCATCACAAACTTGTATGTCAACAACTTTTTAAAATTATTTTATGTATGTTCCAAGAGTAGGAAGCCGTAGGGCAGAACTTATTGATATTGTTAACAATTCTGGTGGAATTACTGTAGAAAGGTTAATAGAAAAGCATGGAATGATGGGTTGTCCTGATAGCTGGAACATTACCAGCGAACTTAGAAAATTGGTTAGGTACAAGTGCATTAAGCAAATAGGTAATGTATTCTTTCCGGTTTACAGAGATAAGCCAGTAGAAAAAGAGCCTGAAAATCTAGTTAAACCTAGAGAGGCTATGCCATTTACGCCATTGAAAACATTTCCACCTACTATAAGCCCACGAGGTCAAGCAATTGAAAGACGCCACTTCAAAACCTGTAAGTCAAACGTCAGATTCCAAAGAGAAAACGATCTATAACTTTAGTATTCATATGTGTCCAGGTTGCAAGAGGGCACGATCTGCTATACAGTTTGTAAATTCTAAGATATGTCGGACTTGCAAAAAGCGAGGCATTTCGTTATAGTTAATGGGATTGGCTAGGGAGTGCAACCCGAAAAGACGCTTTATCACCGTCCTGCCTTATCCCACCCTTTGTGATAATTACCCGA